CAGGATGATGAACTACCCTTCTAAATCCATACCAGACTGTAATGGGCGGGCGCATCCCCGCCCTGAGCAGTTTGAGTACATGACTGCCGAAGAGCAAGCGGACTACTTCAAGGAGTTTGCGGAAACAACTTGTAAGTATTGTTCTGGTGATGGTGGTGTACTTGAGTTTGAGTATGAAGAGAGAGGGTACTATCAAGTACCACATCAATTTTTTGAACCCTGCGACTGTATAGATCAGGAGTAGCAACATGAGAACCACATACCATGCCTACCTTCAACGAAGCACTATTATACGGTAAACAGATTGAACAATTAGTTCTCGATAGGATTCGAGAGCAAGACCCGTTTGCTTTGCCTATTCCTGGCAAGTTTAAACAGTTCGATCTGTATTCACCTTCTACCAACACAAGGATAGAAGTAAAAAGTGACCAAAAGTCACAACACACCAATAATTTTTTAATTGAAACCTATATGTATCATAAACCATCAGGTATTCTGTCAACAGAGGCTGATATATGGGTGTTTTATGATGGAAAGAATTTAGTCTGGGTAAAGCCTGAGAAGATTAAAGATTTAATTTTAGAGAAAGGGTATCAACAAAGATTGATTACAGGGAAAGGAGATACAGAACCAAAACGCTGCTATCTCATCCCTACCCATGAAATTTATAGTATATCAACTAAAGTGGAGTCAGTACATGAAGATCACACCAAATGATTTAACATGGATCAGAAAAGGTCTAGCGAGTGAAGTTTTAAAAAGTAAAGCAGATAATAATAAAAATGCAGTACAAGAAGTGCAGCAGTTATTAGATCGCTTAGATGTTATGGAAAAAGAATTTTATAAAAAAAATGCCCTACAATAATCATTTAATTAAGCCTGTAAGCCTAACACATAAGCGAACAGGAATTTGGATTGATGACGAAGATTGGCAAATAAATGATAAATGTATTCTTATGGTTGGCACTAAAAGAAACCTGTAGGGCAAGATTTACAAACAAAGGAGAGTAATATGAGTTACTGGATACAGTCATTATCAGAAAATGGATTTGATGTATTTACATTAGTGTACATCGCTGTTTTATTAATAGCCTATCACTATCTGCAAAGATGGTTTATTAATAAAAAATTTGACAAGATGGAATCAATGTTATTAGAAATCTTTGATGAGGTAGAGAGATGATTATTATTGATATTCCTACATGGATGCTGATGATTGGATGGTTTTTTACTCAAGTATTTAAAATGGTAGGAGCAATGTTCATTTTAGTAGTCAGTTTAAATAAGATAGATATTTGGAGAAAGCAATGAGTAAGTGGCAGGTATATAATGATAAGAAGGATGTGCCGATATGTTGTGGTGTCTATGTGATGTATAAAGATGGTAAGGTGATATATATCGGTATTAGTAAGAATGTACGACAACGGTTTACGAAACACACGATTAAAGAATGGGATTATGTGAAGATGAAACCTGCCACTACTTACGGAGCTGCACATGATTTAGAATCAAAGCTGATTAAGAAGATTAAACCTGAGTTAAACAGTCAGGGTAGTAATCGTATGCAGTTATCTACAAGGCATAGACTTACTGTGCAACCAGATGTATATAAGCGATTTAGAACATTTTGTTATAGTAAAAATTTAAAGATGAAAGAACTCTTAAATGATATACTTCAAGGATTTTTGGAGGCAGCAGAAAATGGCAAGTAAATCTAAATCAAAAGGAAATACTTACGAAAGGGAACTCGTAGAGCAACTAGCTAAAGCGGGGTATAAGGTAAAACGCGCTTGGGGATCGGATGGTAGAAGTATGGGGTTTACTGAAGATGTGGATATAGTGGCAAAGAAGAACAAAAAAACTTTGAAAATACAAGCAAAGCGAAGAAAAAGTATTCCACAATGGTTAGCATTTGGAAATTGTGACTTGGTGATGACCAGGGCAGACCGAGGAGAAACGGTGGTGTTAATGAAAATGAAGGATTGGTTGAAATGAGAGATGAAATAGCAATACATAATCCTGATGCAATCGTCTATGACCCAAAAGAACTGGATGCTGCCATTTTAGGAGTCAGTCATTGTGGTAAGGTAGTGTATAGCTATACCAAACTGGTGGAGTTATTTAAAGGTGTAAATGATTGGACAGATGAAGAGTCAGTAGACTGGATTCAATACAATGTGGTAGGTGCGTATCTAGGTGAATTTAATCCAATCATAGTCTATGACTTACTACACGATTAACATCAAGATTACAGAAAAACTTTCTTCCTCGCAGGTTTTATCCGAAATGCGCGAGGGAGCAATAGAATGGGGTTATTGCATAGGTAAAACTCCAACAAAAAGAGAAGAAATAAAGAAAATCGGTAATAACTACTATATGAAAGTAGGATATAAATAAGGAGATACAATGCAAGTAGATACATTTTTTAAACTAAGTGATGAGTTTTTAGCTGAATGTAAGTCCATTCAAATTGAAAAAGGTCGCGAATACACAGTAGATAGCGCAGATAAATTTAAAAACTTTAAATCAATAGGTGACAGATTGGGAATGGATGCAAAAACGGTGGCTTTAGTGTATATGCTCAAGCACATGGATTCTATACGCGCCTATATAATTTCAGGAAAAGAAGGATCAGAAGGACTGAAAGGAAGATGTCAAGATTTGGTGAATTATGCAATTATGCTATGGGCGATGGATTATGAGGAAAAAGAATATATAAAACTTGAAAAAGATATTGATGAAAATGGAGAAGATTTAACCTATTTTAATGAGTTAAAGAAACTTCATGCCTGATTTTAAGTATTTTTATGAATACGAAGTAGGAGTAGAGCGAGTAAAATATCAAGGTGATCAAGGAAAGGGCAGTTGTCCGCTTGGTACACATGAAGATAGTAAACCTTCTTTTTCTTTTAACCTTACCAATGGTCAATGTAAGTGTTTTAGCTGCGGATGGAAGGGAAATGCCTACTTACTCGCAAAGGCTTTAGACATGAATAATCCTGAGAAGATGATTAATGGTGAAGCTCCTGTAAAAAACGGGCATATACCCCCCAAAAAACGCGAAATAAAGGGAAGTTTAGATCATATCGCGGATAGATATATTAAGAATGTACCCGCGCAACACTTACAGTCCTTACCAAGACTGAAACAAATGAAGGTAGGATATACCGATGATGGACTTAAAGTCTTTAATTACTTGGATGTTAACGGGAAAATTACAGGGATTAAAATTCATAAGTCTTATTGGCAAGAAGGAGATAAGCATTGTCAGATATATGGATTAAATCTTTTAAAGGATTATGATAAGAATAAACCCTTAATTATCTGTGAAGGTGAAACCGATATGTTGGTTTGTCCTAATAATGCAATCAGTTTTAGTGCAGGTGCAGGTTCAGTACCTGAAGATTTAAGTGTTATTCTTGATTTTAAGACTATTTATATCGCGTATGATAATGACACGCCAGGTCGAGAGGGTGCTAATAGACTGGCGCAACGCATTAAGACTGAGAGTAGAGGAATTAAGGTATTCATTACTACTTGGAGTGAGTATTTACCTGAAGGATACGATATACGAGATGAGTTTACCAAGTACAAGGAAGATGATGAGTACCAATACAAAGAATTAAAGGCTAGTATTCAAAATGCAGTTGAATATAAGCTACCAAGCAGAGGATATGATGTGATAGATACCTCGGACTTAACCGCATCATACAATACCCCACCAGAACCGATTGTACAATATCTCCTTTACGAAGGTGGGGTCAGCTTGGTGGCGGGAACAGATGGAGTAGGGAAAACTTGGTTTGTATTGCAGATGGCGTATGCTATTGCTAGTGGTACTGAGTTTTTAGGGTTTCATGTTAATAAAAAAGATGTATTGCTGATTCAGTTTGAACTCTCGTTAGAGCAACTATCGAATCGAGTCAAGGCAGTACGAAACAATTTCCCTGAAGATACAAAGGTACAAATAGCAAGATTTGATGACAATGATATGATGTTTACCGATCAATGGCAGAAGATTAAGGATACAGTAGAGGATGTAGGGCTTAAAAATGGGGTAATAATCGTAGATAACATCTATACGAGTACCAACCAAGACCTTTCAGATAATAATGCCTTACAACAGATCCTGTCAATGATACAGTTAATTAAAACTCAGACAGGCAACTCTATAGTTTTAGTAGGACACCATAATAAAAGCAGCAACCATGATGAAGAACCGATATTAAGTAAGGGATTGATTCATGGGGGTAAACACTTAACCAATTATGTACATAATGTATTTCAGATAGGTGATAGCACTTTAGGAACAGATTTACGAAGAGGTAAGATTACAAAGGTAAGGGATGAACATTGCGAATTAAATGGTATGGCTTTTAAACTGAATTGGAATCGGGAAGAGGTACTCTTTGAAAGAGGTGCAGTAATTGTAAATGAAAAACTGCATGTTATGGAAGCAAAGAAGCGGTGGGAAATGGAAGTGATTATTGGCTTTTATAGTTATACAAATGGGGAATCTTTTAATAAAGAAAAAATATGGAAATTTGTACAAGCAGATCAGGGTTGGATGCCAACGAAAACAAATTACGATACCAAGTTAAGTAGGTATCTAAATACAATGATAAAGTGGGGTTTTATTTATAAGGAAAAAAGAAACCATTATGATTTTAACCACACCGAATTGAAGCAATATGAAAGTGAAAATACATAGAATCGCTGTGTATGTAATTTATGTGGTTATGTAGTTAAGGGTAAAAGTGGGATATTTTTTCACGACGAGTAACTACATAACTACATCATATAATGAACGGGGTTAGTTAACTATGACAATAAGTGGATTATTATGTTGTAAACAATGTGGAGTTTATGAAACTGAAAGCTTGTATAGATATACAAATAAAAGGAAGTATTTGGTAAAAATATACTATTGGTCAAACTTACCAAAGAGAGGGTTGCAGCTAGAAGATTGTCCTAAATGCAACCCATCTGAAAAGCATGACCTGGTATATGATTTCTATGGTTAACTCTTATTTTCTAAGTTATTAAGTTGATCAACCAATTCTGATTTATCATTAAAGCTGATTTTCTTTATAATGTCATCTCCTGTTCCAAAACCTTGTTCTTCCCATCCTTTTATCATTTCATCTAATTCTACTTTGTTCGCACTCCATACTATATGCTTTTCATCTCCTTCATAATAGACAAGTTGATAAATGTTATCCATTTTTGTCATCCTACTACTCCTTATCTTCCCAAACATCACAATGTTCTTTACACTCTGAGCAAATATCGGTATCATCATATACCTTTGCTCCACAACACTCTGATCTATCCATTTTTCTGCTCCTTATCTGTTAACAAGAATTTTTGATTTAAGACTATTTTTATATCATTGCAATACGCTACAATATCATAATCTTCATCTAAGACCATTTCATAATCCTCATATTTATCCTCATCAGACACATCTTTTCTGTTTGTATATGAAATCATAGCAACTAAATTGTTTTTGATATCAAATTCAATATAATAGGTGTCTGTTTTTAAGATAAAATCCCATCCTAATAGGTTTTTTTTGTTACGCTGCTTAAATAGTATCATTCTACTCACCCCATACTGTTTTTTTATACGCTTTAAAAAAATGATGTTCTATTTCCCATATATCAAAATCCCATGATCCAAATTCACCTAAAAACCATATTAACATTTGAGAATGCTCCTTTTCATGTACATTTTCCTCATTTTTAAGGTGTTTACTATATTGTTTTACTAAGTCATTCAGGTCTTTTTTTATAGGCTTATTTATATTATTGTCTTTGTAAAATGTTAATTCCATGTTAACTCTCCTTTTTGGTTATTGTTCTTTGATCCTCAGAACTATATTTATCCATAAAGTTCATCAAATCCCTTAATATATAGTTAAGGTGTTGTTCACACTTTTCGCAGCTTTTGGCTTTGGTGCATTTTTTACACTTCATACTAAAACCTCCTCCATAATTTGAAATCTTCTTCATGCCAAACTTCATAACTTGAATTGAAACCCATTGGTACATATACTTTCCAATATCCATCTTTTAATTTCTTTACTAGAGTTGCAACAAAACCCTCTATAACCTCAGCCTCTTCAACAAGGTCATCAATTTTATATTTAGTCATCTTTTTAACTCCTTTAACGCTATCCATTGTTTTTTGTTAATTGACCATAATAGTTTCCAATTTTTAAGATCACCAATAAAATCAACTGCTTTTTGTTTTTCGTCAAAACAATATAATTCACAT